AAGAAAAACCGAAAATAGAAGCCACAGATCCTATAATATCAGCAGCCCAACTTACCGTAGTCATATACGGACCAACAAGTGGTATTACAGTTAGGATATTAGCTGCTTTAGAGATCTTTGAAGTGATATTGGAAATAGGACCAACTCCTACAGATTCAGCTTCTTTTTGCGAATTAGAAGCTTTCTTTTTGACGGTAGATGAAGAGATATTAGCTTGAAGAGAAACTGGTATAGCTTGTCCAATCAATTCAACATCTTCCATATGACACCATAAGGTGTAATTAGCGGTTTGGGCGCCTGTGACGGCCTCCAATGCACTATATGGATAAATACGAACTGAATACCAAATATTATGTTCTTTGCCTACAGCATCCATTTGTAATGGGTGATAATCTGTAGCTGAACAAAAAGGCAAGCGTAAAATACATGCTTTCTCAGTGTTAATATCAATTTCTACTCGAGGTAATTGCGTTCTCTGTGTAAGAGACGCAGAATGTAAGTTAACGGATTCTTCAACTTTAGAATTATAAGGAACACCGCCGCATGGTACGGCAGTTACCATATATCTACCTTGTTGAAATCTTTCCGCGTTAACTTGAAGGGTGATAACCAATGTAGCTCTTAGCCCCAGAAAACCTTTTAACTTATCCCAATAAACGGTATCGGAAATAAGATCATAAGGTAAATGAATGGCATTAAAAGTTAGAGCAGTATCAGTATTTGAAAATTGACCATCGGCTATCTTCTTAGGTTTACCTAAAAATTTAGCAATGGTCATGGACATCGGGTCAGTACTAGCCTTGAAATACATCGAGGATATTGGCGCCGGATCGTCCGGGATGGCTGACAACACAAGGTCGTCAGGAACCACAAAATTTGTGGTAGTGGGGTTTTCGGATCGTTTAGACTGCTGATCCTGCAGATTATTTGTGTCAGCAAGTGTATTTAATTCGACAGATAGGATAACACTTAGTATCCTGTTGTCTAGGAGGTGCTCGAGATTTTTAAAGTTTTCCTTGAGCAGTGAGTAGCTTGTACTACCAAACTTTGAACTCCGTAAAGCGCTATCGTATGATTTATTATGTCCTCCTTGTAACATCATACAATACGTAACCAGAACGGTGAGGTTTTTATCTAACCAAACCCCTAGATAAGATGGGGTTGACTCAGCAATTATAATGCCTAGTGAGTCAAATAGGCATAGACTTCCACTAGAAATCCATAGTGAATGGTTCGCTATCGTAAACTGAAGCGCGCCATGTACTATGGTCCCAAGTGAGTCCTTCGAAATTTTCAAGCTTAGCTGCTACCACTGCCCTACGCATAGGTTCCGCATATTTGTTGAAAATTTCTATAGGGTGTAAGCTAAGCTCTCTAAAATAGAATTTGACACTGTCACGGGTTATTTTCTTATAATAGTCGCCATTTTTACTCCACAAAGGAGTGTTAACAATGGTCTCTAAAGATAAATTACCATGAACGGTTCCATGTTCTAAATTAAAACCTCTTTTAAGAAAGGAAGCTTCGCTAAGTGAGGCAAATCCAATATCTCTGGATTTGTCATCAGACGTTACAACGTATCCTCTTTCGCGCATACACTGCTTGATGCCGTCCGGTGTAAAATACGTTCGAATTTTATCATTCATAGACATTAAAACATCGTCACCCTGTACTATGGCTTCAATCATAGCAGTGAAAGATTGCCTAGACGTTATAACATCAGGAACTAATCTATAATAACAATAACGCAAATTCAAATGGTTGATTATACCATTAACTAATAGCGTTAACATAGATCCTGAAGGCAAACTGCCATCCCATTCTTCTTCTTCATTGAAAACCAAATGTATAGAATTAGTAATTTCTTTAAATAAAGTATTACGAGCAGTTTCATACCGTGTGAAACCATGGAAACGATACCATTCATTAATGACATCTAAAGCTTCATGCAAAGTTTGTTGTGTATGACTAGCATCAAATTTACTATAGTCCATACATAATACTACACACTCAGAAATAGCAGGAGCAAATCTAGACAAATTATAGGCAACTTTATGCCAATCAGATGAATAGGGATTAAGCGTAGTTGCAAAACCTTTTGTGATGCTATCTTTCGCAAAGAATTCCATAGCTTTCCCAAATACAATCTTAGTACAGACACATAGATTCATACATGAACCTGAAAATAATCTACCTTTACCAGCTTCAAACTTTTCAGCAGAAACTAAAGTATCTTTAAGATTATCCGTATATAGATACTTTAAGCGATGTCCTTCGTTAGCTTGTCTAACGCGTTCATGTATATCCTTCTCATAAATAATAAACGTTTTATTGGCACGAGAACGCAAAGCTGCAGGACCTAACAATTTATTTTTAAGATCAGGTTGCACATATTTTTAGGTGCTCCGGCACTCGTTCCCGAAGGAATCGCTGAATACAATGGGTTTGCAACACTGCCATATAACGCTTCTTCAACCGTTACTAGCTCAGTATCAATAGTCCACGATTTACTAACGAGATAGTCAATCAAATCCTTCTTCGCCTTGATAGCTAAAGAGTCATTGTAAAAGGTATCCCTCTTATAATAATTAGCTCTGGCTACGGCATAAGGATCAATGTTACCTTTTCGCATAAGTAGTGCTGGATGTTTAGTAGATGCTGGCAGATGTTTAGCTAATATAGAAGGCACTATTTTACTTTTCTTGTAGGGGCTATGTGAATAAGGAACAAGATTGTTTAAAGATACGCCTGCCTGTAAAGTTACATCATTTTCGTCAAATTCGAATATATTTTTATTATTTTCTAACAGCAGAAGATCTAAAGCAGCCTCATATTTTCCTATCATTTCTTGCGTTACAAGGGCACTCCAAGCATATTTTGCAAAATGACCCTTCTCTGTGCCTCCTATATGTATGCCTATTAAACGTCTCTTTCCAAGACGAGCCTGACGCACAAAAAGAGGCATACCACAGTCACCTTTACCGGTGTCTATACTATATTCCAAACCTTTAGCCAACTTTATATCGCCAATAGCTACTGAAGTCACAGTAGCTGACGAATTTTGGAAAGCTTTGTTGTCACTGTTAATACATATAGTGACATTCAGATCATCATTACTAAGACTATGTACGTCAGAATCTTTAACAAAATACTCACGTATATTCTTACGTAATTGCCCCAATGGCTTGGGAATTTTCCACAATATAAGATGAGCATCACCATCATAAGTATGGTAAATAGAGGCCAATATAGTAGCCACGGGTTCTTCATATATTGTAGTTCCATCCTCATTAGCTAAAGAAATCCACATATTTGACAAATTTTCAGGTTCTTTGCCGAATTTTGCAAGACACATAGTAATATAATGTTCTGGAAGAAGCAAAGTAGTGGAATCAAGCCACAAGACGCTGCCCATTTCCAGTATTTTAAAAGAATCGCGATGTCCTTCAGCTCTATATTCAACAATATAAGAACTAGTATTAGTACACGATATTTTCTTAGCCATATCATAACCAGATAAATCGTTACCTTGGGTATTAATTAAATCCCTCAGGTTAATTTTCTCTGACTTGGATAGTTTACTATATCTAGGTTGCGAACTTTGTTCTTCTCCTCCGCCTATCAATCTAATAAGAAAGTCATAGGCCGATTGAAAAAGAGCTATGGTACCTTTGATCATAACGATATACGTTCTGTAGACGACATAGCCGGCTCCAAAAAAGAATACCGTCTGAACATAAGAAGGTAGCGTAGACATATATTCTAAAAATGATGCACTTTTCTTCATCATAAAGTCCTTGATGGAATCCATCATCGGAACATTAAATGACACAATTAAAGTGATATTTTCAATTTCACATTGCTTAAATTCATACCCTCTAAAAAGATACTCGCCAAATTCTGACTTCTTATTGGCTAACAATAGGAAGAACATAAAAGGCGTCATACCTGCAAAAAGAGGATGCACTTCATCATCGGTGAGCACTTTATATTCAAACGTATATAAATGATAACACAATGTGTAATATAACAACCATTTTTCGTCAATATGTTTGAGCAATATTGCATGGGCACGCGTTGAAACCATCTTTTCAATATCTCCGTAAATTCGAATAATTTCTGATGAATCTATATGAGCTTGCTGCCCATTCATTAAACCTTGAACTTTCAAAGTTTCAACAACACGATTAATTCTAACGTCAAGTTTTTTCCTATCGTCATGAATATATCCAAAATTTATACCGGTTTTGGCCTTATCTTTTGTATGACAGGTAAAGTCTTCAACTTCTTCCATGAAAGCTTTATCCATAGAGTCAAAAATGTCAAAATCATGTTTCAAATATTCCTCTTCATCATCATCAGCTGGAAAATCAGCTTGTACAAAAGATTTAGTGTCGGGAATATTCAAGGCATGATTGCGAGTATAATCATCAGCATTACGGAGTAATGCATCTCTTTGCTCTATTTGTTTACTAACGACACGAGTCATTCTGGCGCGTCTCTTAGCGTTTTGCTTAAATCTCGCCGTTTTAGTGACGTGAGATAAAGCTAAAGCATCAATCAACTGTTCAAATGACATCATTTTCATAGTATTATCTTTACCGTTACGAATTACTTTAAAATCGAACTTATCTAGAGTGATATCAAGAACTCCTTCGGTTTCTGTCCTAATGAGCGTAGGATCTAAGACATTGATATTGTTAGCTAAAGCATAAGCCGGCTTCGGTATAGGTTCTATCATAAAATCTATACGTCTAGTAACAGCGTTTCTATCAACTAACGAATAGGGTTTGAACTCAAGACAATTCGTAGTGAGTACAGCCCACTTAGCATTACAAAAAACGTTACCTTTTTCTTCTAAAGTAGCGCAGTTTAACATAAATGGTGCTGTATTATATATGTAGATTAGGTCTAAATAGCAACTAGTAGTAGAACCTACTGCTTCACGTTGCTGTCCAAAATCATCCATTGTGATAACTTCACATGTCGGTGGATAATTGCTCCAGAATTCTTGCGTAGATTTACGTTCATAAACTAAATTATGACGCTCTGAATTATTTACTTCTTCTGTAGGAAGCGATAATCGTAATGCAATATCTACTAACTGGGCACTCAATTCGGTTTTATATATGCCAGGAGGTCCCCTGACACACAATGTTGTAGGTTCTTGTCTAAAAGATTTGTCTACAGCCATAAATACATGAAAATGAGCTTGTATTTTTCGTAATACAGCCAATTTAGTACTAATAAGGCGTGATACATTAAACCTTTGTTTGCCATCTAACTTTATCAATACTTTTTCGTATTCATTAATGAGAAAATCAACACGGATAGAATTTTCGATATTAATCAACAATTTGCGTTGTTCATGCTCTTTCAGAAGAGTATTAAACTTTACATTAAGTGCATCTGTTGCGTTAAACATAGAGTTCATAGTGTTGAATCCAAAATAGTTGCTAGTTCCAGCATCTAACGCATCCTTGATAATATCGAGAAGACCAGACAAAAAACCTGGTAAATCTTTAGAAATTCTCATTAAATTAGTAAGACTAGATAACGTGGCTTTAGGCCAAGAACTAAATATGGATGTTAAGAAGCTGAAATCATCTAAGCATCCTTGATACATAGATGAAACTTCATTTGTTGTAGCACGACCTAATATCTTAGAAATAAGTGCAAATATATGCACACCGCAATCTTTGAAAAGATCTTTGATGTTGTCTATACCTATAGTATAAACGGCATATCCTACAGCTACAGTTGCTAAAGCAATGTTAGTTTTAGTCATGTCTGTGGCTAGTACGTATGCAGCATAAGCTACAGCTGAAGATGCCAATAATTTAGGCAAAATATTAAATCCATTTATAGTTTCTTTAATATTACTCGTAAAATCGGTTGTTTTCTTTGCGGCCTTGGTAAAAGAATCAACTAAGGCCGTTAAAGTTCCATTAAGACCATCAAAGGAACCAGATACACCTGCAGAAGCCTGACATAGCTGCTGCAACATATCTATCTGTTGAGTCGTGGTTGGAATACGAGAATTAATACTATCTTGTAATGACTCGATAGTTTCTCTAGTATCTTCGTCCATACCTACATTTAAAAATGATTGCAATAAAGATGTATTATTGCCTATCCCTCCTAGTTCTTTAGCAGGCGGAGGGAATAGATTTTTAATAATCTTTCTTGAATCTTTAATTGATAAATTAGAATCACAATAATGATGTAATTTTATTAATAAATCTACGTTATTAAAGAAGCAATCGACTTCTCTTAAAAGAAATCTCATTACGTCTTTATCACGTATAAGGCGTTTCAATTGTTGTTTATCCACTTTGCGCGTATTATAAAAGTGTTTATAAAGAGCGCGTGGGAAGATGTAGTTAAATGCATCGTCGTAAATATGCATTTCATTTTCTGTAAAAGCCCATTTAATATAGGCTAAAACTCGAGGTAATTTAGCGTTTGCTTTAAGTACGCAAACTAATTGTGTTGTTTCAGTGATCGTATTTTGCATGCTGACTTTTATCTCGGGGTGTTGGGCAAATTAAGGCATTTCCGGGACCCTAAGAAGTTTTGATAAATATCCAAAACCACTCAGCTAAAAAGAATGTCTCACGTATATACTCGTGAAAAAGCCTATATCCTCCAATAAAATTTATTGAAAGATCCAAAATTTTGATATACCCATAGACTAGGGTTTGCGCTCGAAAAGGTATGTCGTTCCAATCGTCTTTGCGCGGATTTTTAATTATGTTTAATAGGTAATATATACTATATATATAGTGTCAATAAAATTGACAGCGTACTTTCGGTACTCGAGGCTCACCCCTAACTATATATATATTAACATCAGGAAACCAGAATGAAATATATAAAAGAGCCATAACAACTTTTGTTTTAAAATTTTGTATATTGTTTTTAGTTTATTCTCTAAGTAAGAGTATTTTATTGTTTTTGTTGTTTTTAGTTTATTCTCTAAGTAAGAGTATTTAAATAACGTTCCTCAAAACGTTGAGATTTTTGTTTTTGTTTTATTTGTTTGTTTATAAAAGAGATCGAAACCGTAGTTAAGTATTATTCGTGATTCATAAGTTATATAATAATTGGTCCTTATGTCGACTTACCGCTGAGTGACTATACATCGTAATGCAAGCCAATTATAGTTCGATCTGACGCGTACGTTAGAATTCGTTATAATATCAAGACTCAGTCCATACACGTGGTGGAAATTAGTGTTATGCAATTAAACCCATATGACACTCATATGAATATATCGCCGTGCAAATGCACG